CGGTGGCGGCGCGTCTGGCAGTTATTCGCGGTCCAGTTATGCGCTGAACGGATCGGGTACGCAGACGCTGACGTTTACTATCGGCTCTGGCGGATCTGGCGGCGGTTCTACTGGCGGCGGCGGCGGTACGACGACGGTATCGAGCGGCAATATCACCGGTTTTACGACGATGACAGCGGCTGGTGGTGGTGGTGGTACAGCGCCAACGACCGGCGGCACTCCGGGCGGATTGCCGACAGCGGGTAATCAGGCCAACCAAAACGGCGCATCAGGCTCTGCCCCTACGGGCGGAACCGGCATAACCGGCACCGTTTCCGGCGACGGTTCGCCATACGGCGCGGGCAGCGCCGGTAACGCAGGCACGGCAAGTCCCGGCGGCGCAGGCGCCGTCGTCTTCTACTTCACCTAAGGAATTTTATGAAAACGCTTCATCTGATCGCGCTGTTTTCGTTCTTGGGGATGGCGGTTATTTCGGGCTGCTCAAGTTCTTCTGGCCCTTCTCAGCCCCCCGTCGTTGTTGTGACGCCTAGTTTCTGGGGTCCCAACACCGCGTTTCCTACAGGATCCGTAATCAATTTTGTAGTGTCTGGTCAGGTATTCCATGCAACCGCCATCACAGGCGGCAAAACGGGTGCCACTCAACCTGTAATTCCGGTGAATGGGACTGCTAAAGACGGCACTGTTGTCTGGCAGTACTCAGGCGCTGGGGCCGCTTAACAACTTAGAGGTCGTCATGGAGTTCAATCCATTGGATACGCAAAAACTTTTGCGAGCATCAACTATCCCCTCAAAGGATTTTACAGGGGCTCTTCTGGCCATTTTGGTCGCGCTTATTGCATGGATTGGCACTTCATTGATCAATCGAGTTGATCAGTTGGCTGAAAATTTCAATTCTTATGCTTTGAAAATGGAAAACAGAGTCACTGCCATTGAGCAGAAACTGCAGACCATCAGCAGGAAGGATCAATGATGTTCAAATTTCTTGCTCAAATTCCCAAGTTCTTCGAACTGTTTAAAGAAGGTAAAGAAGTCGCTGACCCGGCAACTTGGAAAAACCGCACAATTGCGACTAACGTAATTCTTGCGCTTCTGGGAACTTTGCTGGGATTGGGTAAAGCCTTTGGGTTCAACGTGGAGTTGGATAGTGACACCACACAGAATCTGGCTGCGGGCATTGTGGCTATCGTCACTGCTTTTAATGCCGTCATGCACACAATTACGTCAGCAAGGGTTGGAGTGTCATCCAACGGCGGCGGTAGTTCCGCCGAAGGAAACACCGCTGACAGCGACAAGCCTGCAGAAGGCTGAGTTTGATATTGGATTTTCGTGCAATTTAACAGAGGAATGAACAATGACTTTTTTCGCTACGCTTGAACAGGACGTTGCTGCACTGGGTAAGTGGTTCAATGGCAACCCGGTCGGTGCCGCTATCGAAGCCGACTTCAAGGCTGCTGTTTCGGAATTGGAAAGTATCGCCGTGGCCGATCTTGAGAATGCGGTCAAAGTGATCGGCCTTGCGGCTCTTACCGGGCTGGCGACAGGAGGCACGGCTGGCGCCATTGCGGCGGGCATCGCTTCTGCTGAGACTGAATTCAAGTCGTTGGGTAAGGATCTCACGTCGAAGACGCTGAACACGCTTGTCACGACGGTTGTGAATCAGGTTTCGGCGGCAACGACCCCTACTCCGGTGGCTGCCCCCGTATGAAAGTTGACGGCGACTGCTTGTCCCTTACAGAAGGCAGTGAGTCATGCCGACTTACCGCCTATCCAGATCCGGTTGGCATCTGGACCATTGGCTATGGCCATACGGGTCCTGACGTCCATCCGGGTCTGGTGATCTCAAAGGATCAGGCAGAAAGCCTGCTGGAAGCCGACTTGGCCAATGCAGAACTCGCCGTTAATACCTACGTGAAGGTTCCACTGACGCAGCATCAATTTGATGCGTTGGTGGACTTCACGTTTAACGTAGGCTCTGGAAATCTTTTGCATTCATCGCTGTTGAAGTACTTGAACGAAAAAGATTACGCCGCTGCGGATGCTGAATTTCAAAAATGGGATTTGGCTGGCGGCAAGAAATTGCCCGGGTTGACTGCTAGACGAGCCGCTGAAGCGGCTTTGTTTGCTAAGGATTAATCATGTCCGCCAATACGACGCCGCTGACTTACAACGGGTACGTCAATCAGATTGCCACTATGGCCGTCGTCAATACGACGACCGTCAACGGTGTCATTCAGGGCGTCGATACGGCATTCAACGCCATCATTCCGCAGATGTTGAACTATGCGGAACTTCGCATACAGCGCGATTTAGATCTTCTGCCGTCAGTAGTGCCGCGTACGTACACGATTTCGCCGTATACAAACATGTTGCAGATCTCTGTGGACGACTTTGTAACTATTCAGACGGTGCAAATTACTCAGCCTTACCTCCCGGCTGTTTCTCTGCAGCCTGTGTCAAAAGAGTACATGCAGGCAGTGTTTAGCAATCCCAACAACCTTGGGACGCCAGCGTTCTTTGCTATGACAGGCGGAGACCTTTCGTCGGGCGGCAGCACGTATAACAGCATCATGTTTGGACCTTACGCCGACGAGTCGTACCCCGTGACGATTTACGGCACGATTCGCACGCCTACTTTGTATTCGTTTGCGACGACGGCTCAAGCCAATACTTCGACGACATTTATTAGCACATACCTGCCGGATCTTTTGATCATGGCCAGCATGGTCTATATCAGCGCCTTCCAGCGTAATTTCGGCCGCATGAGCGACGATCCAGCCATGGCGCAGAGTTACGAGGGTCAGTATCAGGCTCTTAAGAACGCGGCCATTCTCGAAGAGTACCGGAAGAAGTTCCAAGGCTCTGCGTGGTCGTCTATGTCTGTTCCTCAGGGCGCTACGCCGACGAGATAAGACATGCCACACGCAAGCGTAAAACTGAAGCCGGGAATTGATCTTAACGAGACGTTGGCGCTCAACGAGGCTGGCTTTTCGTCGAGCAACCTTATTCGTTTCATTTACGACAAGACTTTAGGCGCGCTCATTCAGAAGTTGGGCGGATGGACGAAGTTCTATCCGTACGCCTTTAGCCAAACGATTCGCGCCCTTTGGGCGTGGGAGACGACTCAGTCTGTGTCGTACCTTGCGCTTGGAACGCAGTCGCCTAATTCATCGACGTCGGCATCATTGTCTGTCATCCCGCAGGGTGGCACGGTCCAAGACATCACTCCGACCTACACCGTCAACAACATTGCGGCATCGGTCAACACGCCAACGGTAGGCAGCCCGTACTTTGTCATCAACGATTCGGTTGTGACGGGCATCACAAGTTATGACTCGGTATACATCGCCACGCACATTTCTGTCGGCGGAGTCATTCTCTTTGGCCTGTACCCTTGCGACCCTAATGGCTATTTGAGCGCGGGCAGTTATTCGGTCATGGCCACTGACGTGCTCGGGAACGCGCTTGCGGCTAACGCAGTCACGCTTGCGACGACAGCGGCCACTGGTACGGGATCGGTTGCGACGGTATCTTTCGCAGCGCTTCCTGTGCCCCCGGCCGTAGGATCTACGGTCACAATCTCTGGCGTTACGCCAAACTACAACGGCACGTTTACGGTTCTGGCTTCGCCAGCACCGACTACGACGTCGGTGTCGTTTTCTAGTTCGACAACGGGATCGCAAACCGTTGCGGGCACGATTTCAATCCTGAATGCTGCCGTTCTGGCTCAGTACACCACGACAACCAGTTCGTCGATCGTGACGGTTACTTTGCCGTATCACGGTTATTCGGTCGGATCGACTTATCCGGTATTGGTATCAACCACGTTGAACGGTCTCACCCTGTACGGAAATTACATCGTGCAGTCTGTCATCAATGCCGCGCAATTCACGATCAACGCAGGGAACACGGCCACAAGCGCGGGTTCTGCCTATATCAACGGTAATCTAGCCCGGTACATTTACGGATTCGGCGTTGGCGCGATTCCATCCGGCACCGGGTACGGTATCGGCACATATGGCTCTGGCGGATACGGCACTGGCACTGCAGTCACGCCGTCTACCGGAACAAAAATCATCGCGTACGACTGGACTCTCGACAATTGGGGCGAGATTCTGGTCGGGGTGGGAGTTAACGATGCCGGGTATAGCGGCACTCAATATTCGCCTATTTATGCGTGGAATGGATCTGGCGGCGCGCCCACGGCCGTAGCCCTTCCTTATGGGCCTCCAGTCAACGAAGGCGTGTTCATGGCGATGCCTCAGCGCCAACTTGTGGCGTATGGCACCACATTCACGGGCATTCAAGATCCGCTTCTGATTCGCTGGTGCGACGTAAACAACTTCAACGTCTGGGTAGGCCAGATCACCAATCAGGCCGGGTCATACCGCCTGCCGAAAGGATCTAAGATCATTGGCGCCATTCAGGGTCCTCAACAGGGGTTGGTGTGGACTGACGTTGACCTGTGGGCCATGCAGTACGTGGGGCCGCCGTATATTTACTCGTTCAACGAGATCGGATCGGGTTGCGGCCTGATTGCTAAGAAAGCCGCTGCGGCCCTTAACGGTATTGTCTACTGGATGGGTCCGTCTCAGTTCTACATGCTCTCTGGAAGCGGCGTAGAGCCTTTACCGTGCCCTATTTGGGACGTCATCTTCCAGAACCTTGATCAGACCAATTTATCTAAAATTCGCGTTGCCGTGAATTCGCGCTTTGGCGAAATCAGTTGGTATTACCCAACGACGACCAGCAACGGCGAAGTATCGAACTACGTCAAATTTAACGCCTATCTAAACGTCTGGGATTTTGGAGCGCTTGGAAGGACGGCTTGGATCGATCAGTCGGTTCTTGGACCGCCTATTGGAGCCGATCCGGTTTCTGGCTACATCTATCAGCACGAGACCTCGACCGATGCAGATGGGCAGCCTTTGTTGGCCTCGTTCCAGACGGGTTACTTTGCCCTCGACGAAGGTGACTGGAAGACCTTTGTCGATCAGGTATGGCCTGACATGAAGTGGGGATACTACAACGGCACCCAGAATGCGACGGTCAACCTGACGTTCTACGTTGCAAACTACCCCGGCCAGACGCCTACTCAGTATGGACCTTATGCGCTGACGCAGCAGACGACGTTCATTACGCCTCGATTCCGTGGACGCCTTGTGTCCATTGGGCTCTCGAGCAATGATGTCGGCACGTTCTGGCGTTTGGGAAACATTCGCTATCGCAGTCAACAGGATGGTAAATTCTGATGGCCGCCTCACTCAGTGACATCCTGTCGGCACTTAAAAACGGCGTCATTGCTATCAATGGCCTGATCTCTTCGTATGCGGCTAATTTGCTGGCGCAAAGCGCGCTGACGACGTCTTACTCGATCTTGTACACCGCGAACACTTCGTCGCGCGTGTACGTGAACGATATTTGCGTCTGCAACACAACAGGCGCCGCTTTGTCGGTCTATATTTCGCTGGTTCCACTTAACGGCACTCCGGGCGCCTCTAACGCGCTTTTCTACAATGCCTCAATCCCGGCCTATAGCACCTTGCAATGGACTGGGACTCAGGTGCTCAATAGTGGCGCCACCATTCAGGCTTATGCGTCTGCGACGGGTTGCACCGTGAACATTTCAGGCAGGGCCGCGACATGACGATCAGTCTTTACCCGCAAAGCATTTACACAGGCAGCACAGAGACTTCTATTGCTGCGCCTTGGTACATGCAGGTCTCGCGTGGCCTCGTGCCGGGATGCTCGGTCGTCAATATCTACGGCTACCAAGGCGCGTTACCCAACAGCACGGGCGCTACGTTTTACCCAGTGTGGGAGAACACTACGCAGTACACGTACCCTGCGTCAGCGGCGCAGGTGTTGCTCTGGAGTTCGTCAGCGTCGGATACGGCGGTGCAGGTTCTGATCAACGGGCTGGATTCCGGTTACAACGCGATCTCAGAGACACTTACGCTGACCAACGGCATGACGGGTGTTACTTCCGTCAATTCATACCTGCGGATCAACGGCATCTCTGTGGTCGGAACGGTTAACGCAGTAGGTACGCTGAACGTAGGCAACTCGGGCAAGACGCTCCAGTACGCTGAGATCACTGTTGGATACGGCAAAAGTCAGATGATGATCTACACCGTGCCGAACGGGTACACGTTCTATCTGACGCGCTCTAACGCGTACTCAAGCCTCAACGGTAACACGGCGGGTAACTACTCGTTCTATCGCGTGTACACGCAATCCAGTACGGGCCTGATTCAGATTCTTCTTCAGGCTCCGTTCACGAACGAATACGGGACGCTTCGCGTTGCGCCCCGTGCCTATACGCAGAAGACCGACATCCAATGGCAAGCGGCGGGAGAGCCAGCATCTGGCTCATTCCAAGTCGGCATCGGTGTCGAAGGCATCCTCATCTCCAACACGGCGGCTTAACCATGCCTCTTACTCACGGTAAAAGTCAGAAGACAATTAGCCACAACATCGCGGAGATGATCCATGCGGGTCACCCTAAAGATCAGGCTATTGCTGCGGCGCTTGCTACGGCCCGCAGTTCAGCGGGCGGTGGCTTACGCTTACCTACTAAACATGCTGCTGCTTCTGGTGGGGGAAAACTTCACGTGGGACCAATTCATAGTTCTGTGGCGGGCCGTACTGATCATCTGCCTATGCATGTGCCTAGTGGCGCTTATGTAATTCCTGCCGACATCATTTCGGCCATGGGCGAAGGCAACACGATCGCTGGCTTCAAACACATGAAACGCATTTTTGGAGGAGTTCCTTATGGCGGAGGGTCCGCGCCTTATGGTCAGTCTGGCGGTCCTTATGGCGCTGAAATGCCTCATCGTGCGGCTGGCGGCGCAACAGATGGAGGAGTGCCCATCGTCGCCGCAGGCGGAGAATACGTCCTCGCCCCGCACCAAGTGATCGAAGCAGGCGACGGAGATCTTGACCGTGGACATAAGGTTCTCGACGCATGGGTCAAGGAA